AATTTTTACCGTCATCAGCGGATCACGTTCGTTCTCCGGAATGACCCGTGAAAAGTTAAAAATGACCCGGCGCCGCGATATGCCCCCGCTGCGATCGCTGAACGACATGGCGTTATTGTTGACGGCCAGAATGACGGCCGGAATACGTGTGGAGTACGGCGCCTTATGCTTCGGATCAATCGCCACCTTGTCTCCGCCGGTAATGGCCTTGATGCCGGCACCGTCACCGGCATAGCGGGTCATGTCTGGCATGATGATGAGCGAGTACCCTACGATGAGCGCGCGCTCACGCGGGTTCTCCAGCGCGGCCATGCTGGCCGAAACGGTGTTGCCCTTGCCTGCCAGCATGGTGCAGATTTCGGCCATCACGCTCTTCCCGCTTCCTCCTGCCCCCGTGACCTCGAGGAAAAGCTGCCAGTCATAGCGGTTGGCCATCACCATATAGAGAGCGGCCAGTATCCGGTCAGCCTTACGCGGATGATGCCCGGCGCACCCGTTCAGCCACTGCTGAAAAACAGGCGCGTGCTCTGCCAGCGTTTCGTTCTGCACGGCCGCCGTGAAGGTGACGTCGCTGGCGATAAGCAGCCAGTCACCGGGATCGTGCGGACGAAAAATCCCCTGCCGGGTGTCAAAGACCCCGTTACGGAAACCGACAAGGTGGCGGGACGGCACGCCCATCACCGTCAGGCTCAGCTTCATGGCATCGACGGCATTCTTCATGGCCGGCATGGAATACGCCGTTTCGCTGTCGATAAAGACAGCCGCCATCTGGCGCGCCAGCTCCCGGTCGCTCAGGGGTTGCCAGACAACGCCGTTATAGTGATGCACCACGTCTGAATCAGCATCCAGCGCCAGCTGCCCTTCATAATGATCAAAGAGCACCTCGCCGCGCTGGCTGGGTCCCATCTGGGAAAGAGACAGTCCCGTCTGGCGGGATGCTTTCCCCTGCTCTTCTCCGGCATTAAAAAGGCGGTTGATACGTGCCGTATCACACAGCAGCGCCTTAACCGCTTCCTCGCCCGTAAAACCGGCGATCAGGGCTATCCGCTTCTGGCGCTGCTTTTTCGCGTCTGTCTGACAGAGGCCTGCTTCACACAGGGCCTCATAGCTCATGCCGCTACCGGGCACGAAGTCTTTCATTTTCTGCGCCAGCCGGCCGTAGCAGGAATGTTTATCCCGGTGCCGTGAAGCGGCCTCGCGGGCCGCTTTTTTATCAACGGGATGACCATTCACCCACAGGTAAATGCAGCTGAACAGCGCATCAGACAGGATTTCCGTCTCCATTTCCGTCACGCTCATTTTGGTAACCCTCCGCTCATCTGGAACTTCCCGAGCAGCGGGTGGTACCAGTACGCCGAGCCGTACTTCCGTTTGGCGGCACGCAGTACCAGCCGTGCCGCTTCACGAAACTTCTCGTCCGGGACCAGATAGCCCCCAGACTTATGCCGCACCAGCATCACGCCCGCGTTGTGCGCCAGTTCCTCGGCTTTTTTGGTGGAAATACCAAACTCTGCCGCCAGCGTGCTGACCGGCGCCATACCGGGCGGAATGGTACCGCCCTGTGAATCCACCAGCGCATTCAGGCGGGCTTCCAGGTCTCCGACGCGCGCAGTAAGCGCCTCAACCCGGCCGGCCAGTTCGTTGAACTTCACGTTACTGATCATGTTGCTTTCCTCCGTCAGCCCTGAGCGCACGGTAGACCTCAAAGTTGATGTCGCAGGCCAGACTGATGAGATGCAACAGCTGGGGCGAACACTCCTCACAGGCCTTATCCATAATCACCTCATACAGGGAGGTGGCCAGTCTGGCCTGGTATTCAGCCTGATCTAAATCCATGGGCTCACGCATCTTGGGTCTCCTGAGCGGGAAGCTGGCCCGCGAAGGAAAGGATGAAGTAAGGAGCAAGCAGGCGGCGAGCTTCCTGCTCTGAGCCGGCGTCGATGCAGAGACGGAACGGGGGAACCGACCGGTCCTGACGGGAAACCGCCAGGAAGCGATACTGATATTTGGGACGAGTTTGGGTATGCTTGTTCATAGCCATAACTGTTACCTCGATTAACGGTTTGGTAAGAGGCCCGTCGGTGTTGGTAGCACCTGCGGGCTTCGCTGTTTTTAAAGCTTGTTTGCTAAAGCAATGGTATATACCATCTGTAATAACAATATATGAGTGGTATATACCAATGCAAGAAAAAAAAACTAAGCGCGATTTTGATCGCTCTAGCAGCACAGCCAAAAACATTCGGTTCGAAGATGACCTTTTGGAGCAAATCGATACTGCCGCAGGTCCTGGTAAGTTCAGCTCTTGGGTTAAAGAAGCATGCCGAGAAAAACTAGAGCGCCAGGGCATCGAACCCAAAGGCTGACCACGACTGGAAACACCAGCGAGTGCATAAGCTCCGGATGCCATATCAAACTCACCCCGCCAGAAGCATGTGTAGGTTTGCTGAATCAGCATGGGTAGCCTCACACGGTCTGCGTACGACGCGTGGACGCCAGATAAGCGTCCAGGTCTGACTGAAAATAGATAACTTTGCGGCCAATTTTGTAATGCGGGATCTGCACCTTACCAGTACTTGCCCAGTTAGCGAGGGTCTGCGGTGTAACCCCCAGATAGAGAGCCGCCTCTGAGCGGGTCAGGCGGCAGGTTATTTTCGGGCTGACAGGGTGTTGCATGAGTATCACCATCGTTAGCAGTTAAAGACTGATGGTGAATATCTATTGTCGGATAGGCCGGGGGTAGTCTCACAGCGCGCTGTGATCGGATCATAACGCGCTATAAGGGGATCATAACGCGCTATGAGGGTATGATCAGACGAAAAGGAGGACACGGCCGGACGATAGAAACGGGCCCCAGCTTCTCCTCCTTAATCCAGCGCGCCAGCGTCTCTTCACTGACCTTTCCCTTCAGGTGGCCATATACCTTTTTTATCATGGCATTTTTAGGGGTATGCGGATAATGACGCCAGGTTTCTGACATTATCGCGATCACCTCATCTGCATGCTTGTTACGCCGCCCTGAAGCATTCCTGCTGTTATGGCCGCTATACACTTCCCGGCGGAAATCATCAGACTCACGCAGCTTATTCATTGCGATATCTACAAATGACGCAGTATCGGTCTGTCCCAGAATATCGAAAGACTTTATAACGGGGAGTAGTGAGACAGCTACGTGATAATGCTGCTCAAGCAGAAGCAGCAGATAGGATTTGAGCAGGGCCAGCCGGGCGCGGTCATAGCTGTTTTTCACAAGGTCCGCACACCAGAGCGGATCCGAAATTTCGGTGATATACGCCCTGCGGTCTGCATCACTGAAAGACAACACCAGGTAAAACATGTTGATGTACGCTGTCACTGGCTCCTCCATGGCCAGCTCTTCCAGCTTTTTTGTCATTTCCGCTTTGATATCATCAATCATTTTCTGACCTCATTCACCTTTTCTGAGAGTGAGAAAAGCAGTCTTCGTTTCTCATCATCACTGAGGTGTTCCAGCGCTTCTTTCAGCCGGGCATCAAGACCTTCGGGCTTCTCTGTTCTCCCACTGTAGCTCAGGATGGCGTGCTCAATTTTTGCTGCAGGCGCCTGCAGTTCATCCGCGCCAAAGTGCAGATACCCCTGCGTCACATCGGCACTGCGCAACGTCCGGTGGTTCATCAGCCGCTTCAGAATATAGCTTCCCACCCCGGCCAGCTCAGCCACTGTGCCAAAAGTTCGCCTCGCGTCATGCCACTTGAACAGGATGGGCTGCAGATTGTCCGGATTGGGATCAGGAACCGTTGCCCGGCTGATGCGCCCGGTAACATGGCGGTATTCTTTGATGGTGGTCTTTATCCCCGGGAAGACCAGAGGATGCTTCTCGCGGCGTGCCGCTTCGCGTCGGCGGAACAAAGCCAGCAAGGTGCCGGTGACAGGCAGCTCAAGCGGATCGCCGTTTTTTGTCGTATCTATCCAGAAGTAGCGGCCTCCCAGGTTAACGCAGGACCAGGCGAGACCGAATATTTCGGACTTCCGAAGCCCTGTGAATGTGGCCATTTCCACGGCATCACATATGGTCGCGGCAAAGTCGTCACGCTCCCGCTCCGCCTGCTCCCTCACCGTCTCTATCGCAGATAACCAGCGGCCGAGATCATGGGTACGGATGCGGTCGCTTTTCCTGACCGTGCCATGCCATTTCCGCTTGGTGCTGAGGACGAGCGTGGGTGGATCGGGAAGCAGAGTTCGCCCTTCCTCATCCCGGTAATGATCATGTGCGAAACGGTAAACCGCCCTGAGTGCGCGAGCCCATAAATCTGCCTGAGCATGACTCCCCTGCCCTGTACCCCGTCGCAGGGAACGCTTGTCCGCACCATACCAGACCGTGCCATGCGTGATGGCTTTATGACGGGCTTCAACGCGATCGCGGGTGATGTAAGCCAGAGGCTGTGAGAGCCAGTCCCCCGAATAGTTGCCCAGAATGCTCCGGTATTGTTTTGCGGTGGCCGGCTTCAGGCGATGCTCGCGGCTGAGAATATAGGTGTCCAGGGCGTCCTGCAGGGTGACGGCTGCCCGTTCGTGCGCACGCTTCTGAATATTGGGGTTCTGACCGCTGAGGGCCATATTGCCCATGACTTCCAGTGCTTTCGCCCGGGCATTCTCCACCGACAGCGCAGGAAAACGCCCCAGCGTTGCCCGGAAAAACTTTCCGTTTTTCTTGCGGGACACACAGAAACTTTTAGTGCCGCTGACGCCGACACGGATCCGTAGCCCGTTCACTACCGTGTCACCATACTCCACCTGACCCCTGGCAGCAGGAGGCAGCTCTTCCAGCCTGGTTTTCGTGAATTTGAACGTTTCCATTCAATCTCCTCGACCACACGATCAGGGTATCCTGCGAATCGCATGGTCCAGCCAGGATACCTATAGGATTCCCCGAGAGCGTATTTGGAATGATTTCTGGTTATTTATACAGCGGTCATTATATTGGGAAGGTACTGAAAAGTATAGAGAGGTATGTTGACGTAAGCTATTGATTTTACACTCATAATCGCTTGGTCGCTGGTTCAAACCCAGCAGGGGCCACCAAATTTAAGCTGTGAAATCAGCATAATAAAGCCACCTTTCAGGGTGGCTTTTTTGTTTTAGCTTTTATCCAGGAACTGGTAAGTATCTTTAACTATCAGTCTCCACTTCACGAGATGAGTAATAAAATCTGACTCGTTAATATGCGGCAAGCAATATGCTAACTTTGGTAACTTTCATTATGGGGCGGTTGGACATGCTGCCGGCATTACCACAGAAGTTCTGCTCAGGGCTGCGGGATGGGCGCAAAGCCGAGCGGGCACAAGTTCGCCTGCCTTTGGCGACTGGTATAGATCAGCCCCTTATGGCGACGATCCAGACGATCAGGCCTGGATAAGAATGGGTATCGAATATGCGAAACGTGCAGGTTTTTAAGAAACGCTATCTGCTTTTATTACTTTTGCCTGTTTTTATCTGGATAGCTTTTAAAATCATTCAGTTCTCCCCGCTAGAACAAACCTTACTGCAAAAGATCCCCGTTACCCGGCAGGTAAGCCTCTACATTACAGAAGCCAGCGCAGGCGCTACAACAGACTTCTCTTACCGCTTCTATTTATACGATGCCAGTAAAGACGAACACTCGGTTATGGCGGCTCTACAGCATGACAACGAGCCCTTTATGATTACTAGCGATCGTAACGCCTTCCAGAAAGTTGAAAATGGCGCGATTTATCTTTCGACAAAAGGAACCCTGTACCGCTTTACCAATGCGCCCGCCTGCCGCGTTGGCGATATTATTTATACCGTCCCCGTTTATCTCACCGCATCGCCGCACTGAATATAAAACTTCAATCTTTCTTCAGACGCTTCCCTTCATTCAGCGTGCCTGCACAGGCTTTCTCCTGCATCAGGCAGATGCCTGGCTCAATAATTTCTCAATACCCATAGCTTGTGTCGCTTCAACAGTTCACTTCTAAATCGATTCGGATTAATCTTAGCGCCTACTTTTTTGATAAGGATTTCTTCATGAAGTTACTTTTTGGGGCTGCCGTTTTACTCGTTTCCGCCACTGCAAACGCAGGCTTTATTCATCCGCTGGACTTTGATGGCTCAGAAAGCCAGAAGCAGGAAGTGATTAGCTACATTCAAGCGCGAGTAAAAGCGGACTACTGTGACGGTCAGCTTGATATGTGCCAGCCGACCACCTTGCGTATAATGGAAAAGCAAAACCTGACAGCATTTAAGAAATTAACAAAAGTGAGCGACAGGAAGATACTGGATCGCGTCATTAAAGATTATTGTCAGGGCGCGCTGGATATGTGCACCTATACCACGCTAGAAATAATGTATAAACAGAACGTTAAAGCCACTAAGCAAGAACTAAGCTGGTAGCTAAAGCAAACCACCTTTTACAGGTGGTTTTTTTATGCGCAAAGCCAGCAGGTACAGTTATTGCCAACGCGGCAAGTCACCCCCTCTCCGCCAGTACACTTATTGACAGAACTCCAAGTCACCCCCTCTCCGCCAGTACACTTATTGACAGAACTCCAAGAGGCGGCGCTGCCGCCATAAAAAAACCCGCTTACGCGGGCTTTGCTCATCAAATGCTCAGGCGCGGGCTTCGGCCTGCTTCTTGCCAGTCGCGACCTTCTCGATTTTACCGGGCGTCACGATCATCCCGGTCACGCTCTCGTGTGTTTTAAAAGTGCAGCTGCAGTTAATGTTCTGGCACTGGTTATAGCGCTCTTTGGTCTCGTTAGAGATGTAACGGCTGCTGCGGGTATGGGCAGCGCTCTGACACAGCGGGCAATGCATCATTTGTGAGTTCCTCGATGGTTGACGAGGCAATTATCGCCTCAATAACTCACAAAAAGCAAATTAATTAACTATTAGTTAGTTAATTTCTTCGTACTCAACATCTGAGATGTCTATTTCCAGCTCCAGCGTGGTGGTAAAGCCGTCTTTAACGCTCAGGTTATGCGTCACCTTGCTAATGATCCAGGCGCTGGCATCAATCACGGTTTTAAAGCCGCTGACCTGCACCGGCGTTTCAGGATAAAGATCCGCGCGTCCTGTCGCCAGCTGAAAGGTAAAGTGAACCACGCCGCGCTGTATCTCGCTCCACTTAGCCTCCGCCGCCTGCTTCGCCGCCTCTTTGCTGTCAAAGACCTCCGGCAGCACCAGCAGGCTCTCTTTTTGACCTGCGGTATATTCGCCTTCGTTATCATCCGCTTGCTTTGGCGGGCTTTTCGCATCTGGATGGGTGACAGCGGCGGCGTTCGGGGCCTTTGCCTTACGCTGCATCTGGAAAATATGCGTTTTCGCCTCCTGAGTAGAAAGCCATTTCGCCTGAACGCCTTTGTAGCTGGTGCGGTCGGCAACCATAAAGTTGTGCTTGTCGCCCTGCTGGCGCGTCAGTAATACCGTTGGGATCGCTTTGCCGCTGGCTAATTCCCCGCTGCCGGGCCGCAAAAAAAGCAGGCGTCCCGCTTTGATAATCGCTGCCGCGCCATAGCGTTTCGCCAGCCGGGTAACAAAGCTGGGATCGGTTTCGTGGGTCTGATCGATATGATCGATTTTGATCCCGGCGAACCCTTCCGCCATCTGCAAAATCAGGCCGCAGCGCTGCGCTATTTGCGTCAGGATGCTGCCCAGCGTGGCGTCATGGTAGGAGACGTCACGCGCCTTGTTCAGCTCGCCGCGAAAATCGACGCTGCGCGCGGTGATGGTCAGCACGTCGGGCGCGCCGCTATGGCTCACCTGATCGACCGTATAGTCGCCCTTGTTATGCAGCTGGCCAACCCAGCCCAGGAACAGCGACACCACTGTGCCGCGCTGCGGCAACTGAAGCAGGCCGTCGCTGTCGTCCAGCGTAATACTCAATGTATCCGCTTCAAAGCCGCGGTTGTCGGTTAGCGACAGCGAGACCATACGCTCGCGCAGGTTAGGGGTCACGTCTTTGCTGCCGATCCACAACATAAAATCAGGCGCCAGCTGGCCGCCCGCCTTAATCGCCATCGTGCTGAGTTCACTCACAGAGATAAGCCCCCCACCGTTGCAACAGCGCTGCTGATGCCAGAAGAGAGCTTGCCTACCGCCGCTTCCGCCTTCGTCCATAGCTCGCTGCCCTGCTTTTGCAGGTCGCCGAACATCGAGACCAGCGAATCATCGACGCGCAGCAGCCCCAGAGTAAAAGTGATAACCCGCGCGCTGCCGTCGGCGTAGAAGTCGCTGTGCGTCGTCTTAAAACTTTCGATGACATACATGCCATAGATAGTGCCGTCGCCGCCGATCAGCGGCCAGGCGCGCCCTTCGTCAGCCAGCAGCTGAAACGCCAGCGCTTTAACCGGGCCGCCGGTAATCTCGGGGCGCAGTTCGCCGCTCAGGGAAATCTTTTCGTTGGTTTTGCCGGTGAACTGCACTGCGGCACGTTTGCCGACGCGGTTGTTGCTGGGCCAGTTCCAGCCGCTGTCATGTAACATTTGATTGTAGGGCAGCGTCTGCCGCATAAAGGGCAGCATGCCGTAGATCATCATCATGAGTACAATCCTCCTGTCATGGCGCTGCGCTGCCGGTTTTGTTGTTCAATACGATGCTGATCCATCTGTTGCTGCACTATTCGTCCAATCTCATTGCCATCCATGCTGGACTGCGTATTGACCGTGATATTGCTGGTATAGCTGTTCTGCTGCACCGCGCCGCCGCCAGCAGCAGGCGTCACCACCGGTCGATAAGGCACGCCGCTGACGGGCAGGCTCTTTTGCAGCCCGTCGGCTGCGATCGCAGTGCCGTCCGGCGCGGCCGTCTCGCCTGGCGGCAGCTCCGCTTTCAGCTCTTTGCCTTTGTTGCTGGCAATACCGAGCTTATTCAGCACCCAGTCGATGCCGCTCATCAGCTGATCCAGCGCATGGCCGGGGACCTTCAGCGCCTCGGCGAGCATATTGCCGAAGCTTTTCCCCATATTGCCTGCCGCGGTCAGCTGTTCTTGGGTCGATTTAACCGGCTCCAGCAGCTGCGTAAACGCGCTCCACACTGATTTGACCTTATCCGTGATCCAGTTAAAGACCGGCTGCAGCGGCGTGAAGGCAGCGCTAATCGGCCCCATCGCATCCGAAAACCCCTGCGCGACGCCGCTGATAAAGGTGCTGATCGGCTCCCAGTAGCGTCGGATCAGCAGCGCGCCGCCAACGATAGCCGCGACGACGCCCACCACTGGCAGGCTAATCGCGCCGATGGCGGTCACGATGGCGCCGCCCACCCCGGTGAAAAGCCCGCCGAGTATTTCAACGCCCGCCATAATGGCGCCGACGCCGCTCACTACCGGCCAGACCGCCATGCCGATGGCGCCCAGCGCGCCGACAAAGGTGAGCGCCACGGCCGCCGCCGTGGCAATGCCGCTGGCCAGCGTCGGGTTATCCTGCAGCCACTGGTCGACCGTCTGCAGGAACTGCGTCGCATCCTGAGTCAGCGTCCGCAGCGTGCCGTCGAGCGGCGCGTAGAGATCGACGCCAATAGCCGCTTTTGAGGCGTCCAGCTTTTGCATATCTCCGCCGAGGTTATCCTGCTTCGCCTGCGCCATGCGCGCCGTACTGCCATCTGACTGTTGCACCGAGGTGGTGAGCGTCTCCAGCTCCCCGCTGGACGCGCCCTGCGCCAGCAGCGACGCTGACGAAGCCGCCTTCTCACCAAAAATGTTTTTCAGCACGTCAGCCTGCTGTGCCGCGCCCATGCCCTTTCTGGCGAAGGCGGCCTGAATATCTTTCAGCAGCGGTAATATCTGCCGCGTGTCGCCGTTTTCATCACGGGTCTGGACGCCGAGTGCGGCGATACTACGCTGGGCGCCGGGCATCTGCAGCCGCGTCATGACCGCGCCAGCCTCTTCACCCGCCGCCGCGCCGGTAATGTGGTTCTTCGCCAGCAGTCCCAGGATGGCGGAGGTCTGCTCAACGCCGACGCCTGCGCTTTTCGCCACTGGCGCGACGCTGCTCAGGGCGCTGCTCAGCTCTTCAAACTTCATGCCGGTCTGGTCGAGGGTGGCATTCAGCACATCACCAAGATGGGCGATATCGCCGCTGTCGAGGCCAAAAGCGGCTTTCGTTTCCATCAGCAGACCGGCGTTATCCTCCGCTGAGTGGCTGTTTACCTGCGCCATATTCAGCGCGACCGGCGTCGCGGCGGTAATGTCGTCAACCGACCCGCCCGCCCGGGCGATATCGAGCTGGGTCTGCGCAACGTCCTGCGCCGGGATGCCCGTCTGCACGCTAACGCTGCGTGCCTGTTTATCCAGCGCCGCCGCCTGCGGCGAACCCTTCTGCAGGCCGATTTTAGCCTGCAGCGCGGCTTCGGTGCGCGCCAGCTCGTAGCCGGGGCGCAACAGCGCGGCGCCGGCGGTAAAGCCAGTTTTCGCCATACCGAGGCCAGCTGCGCCAGCGCTGCGGATCTTGCCCGCCAGCGCCTGCCCAGCGCGATAACGCTCCGTTACCTGATTATGGCGTGCCTGCTGCTGGTTCAGCTGCTGCAACCGCTGCTGCTGACCATTAAGATTCAGGCTGGTCTGCGCCGTTGCCGCTTTCAGACGCAGCTGTTCGCTGCTCAGGCTGCGCGTGGCGATGCCTGCGCTGTTGAGGCTCTCACGCTGCTGCTGGACGGAAAGACGCAGGCTCTGCGCCTGGCTTTGCAGCGCAGCGCTTTGCCGACGCGCCTTCTCCAGCGCGCGGCTCTGTTCGTCGGCGGGCTGGCTGCTGCTGCGCATCGCCAGCGCCAGCGAAGCCGTTTCAGCCTTCGCCTCTTTCAGCTTCTGCTGCGTGTCGCTCAGCTGGCGGCTGGTGGCGCGAAAGCTATCGATTTTCGCCGACTGCGCCTGTAACGCCGCCAGGCTCTGGCGCGTTTCGGTAATGGTGTCGGTGACTTTTTGCGTTTCGTTCTGGAGGCTCTGTAGCGGGCGCAGCGCCTGATTAACCGCCTTCAGCAGCGCCTGCAGTTTGAGGTCTTCACTCATCCGTATTTGCTCCGCTGCGGATCAGGGCTTTATGCCGCCAGTCGAGAAGCTCGGCCAGCGGCAGGTCGTTCAGTTCGGAAAGGGGCCAGTGAAAAATGGCGGCGATGTCGGCCATCAGGTCATTGACCGTCAGTCCGTCAGGCCATTCGACGGCGCCGACTTCGACTGCAAAAAACCGATCACCTTGCCGCCTAACGCAATCAGATCCACCGGGTCGAGGCTGTGGCATTCCGCCCTGGTCAGCGCAGGCAGCGTAATACGCGGCAGCACCGTTAACAGCGCATCGACGTCGGAAGAGGCCAGATCGGCGAGACGCACGCCGCGCAGCGAACCCGCGTTCGGCTTAATCAGCTCAACCTGCGCGATCTCCGCATCGCCGCGTTTTAGCGGGGTTTCAAATTCAACGATATTCTCTTTCTGTTCCATGCTTCTCTCCGCGTTCTGACAGGATAAAAGGCCAGCGCCGGGCGCTGGCGTCAGGGTTAAGCCAGGCCGAGGTTTTTACGGCGCTGCGCAAGGCGATCGGTGCCGTTTACCTTCTCGACCATGTTGACGGTATCGATCTCAATCAGCTCTTTACCGTTCCAGGTGAGTTTGAAATAGGTGTTTTTGGTAGTGATTTTGGTTTCGGTGTCCTCGCCCTGTTTGGCATCGCCAAAGTCGAACGCCTGATGACGGCCGCGCACCTCAATCTCTACCGCGATCTCTTCGCCGGTGTCGTCACGCTGGTAGGAGCCGGTAAAGCGCAGCGGTACGGCGGAACCGCCCCACTGCGACAGCGCCAGATCGTCCATGCCGGCGATGGTCCACTCCATATCGAGCGCGTCGTCGTCCAGACCGTTGTCGATAAAGGCGGCGCCGTTCATGCCGCCGCCACGGTAGGCGTCCAGCTTGCGGGAGAGTTTCGGCAGGGTGACGGAAGAGACAACGCCCTGATAGCTGTTTGAATCATTGAAAAGGTTCAGCCCTTTTAGTTTGCGGGGTAGTGCCATTTATCCGGCTCCTCAGCTGTTAACGGATGCGGCGAAGTTCGCCAGATAGGTGTCGGTGATGCGCTGGCGCAGCGTCAGGTCTTCCAGCGGTGGCACCGGCGTGTAGTCGTAGTCGATAGCAAGCTTGCCCGCTTTCAGACTGGCGACGTCGTTAGCGCTTTCGTCATACCAGCAGGAGGCGCCCAGCAGGTAACCGGCGTTGACCAGCTCGCGGAATTTAGCGTTGATGCCCGCCACGATTTCACGTACCAGCACCGGCGTCAGCGGTTTGTCGTTGGCCCACATATGCGCTTCGGCCATGGTGTCGGCCAGTACCTGCGCGGTACGGGTGTAGTTTTCAAAAGCAAAGAGTGGATCGTCGCTGCAGGTGCGGTTGCCCCAGAAGCGGAAGCCATCCTTGCGGATCAGCGTGGTCACGCAGGCTTCGTTCAGCAGGTCGGCGTCGGTGCCGCTCTGCTGCAAATCCCAGAATACTGAAGAGGAGATGCCGGTGACGCCGTTGACGCCAACGTTCGACAGGGTTTTATGCCAGCCGGTGTCATTGTCGATTTTGGCGCGCAGGCCGAGCGCGCGCGCCGTCGCCCAGGCGGTATCGGCAACGCTGGTCGCGCTATTCCAGGCAATAAAGTCGGGCCAGATCACCATCAGCTCGCGCTGGCTAAAGTTTTTGCGGTAGTTCATCGCATCGCTGATGGTTTTGCAGTTCCAGGCTGACACATAAGCGAAGGCGCGCAGCTGCTGAGCGATGCTCGCCAGCGCGGTCGCCACTTCCTGCGAGTCGAGCCCCGGCACGCCGAGAATGCGCGGCTTCACGCCGAGCTGCGTCTGCGCGGTCAGCAGCGCCTTCATGCCGGTGTACTGGCCTTTTTCATCAGTGGTGCCGATGATATTGGAGATAGTCTCCGCGTCGGTTGCGCCTTTCGCGACGCGTACCACGACGGTGACCGGTTTCGCCTGATCGGCGATCGCCTGCAGCGACGCAGCCAGCGTGCCTTTGCTGCCAGCCTTAGCGATAGCGGCCTGCACGTTAGTCAGCAGCACCGGGGTGTTGAGCGGGAAAGCCGTTGCGTCTGCGTCGTCTGCGGTGCAGACCAGGCCGACTACGGCGGTGGATACGGTAGAAATGGTGCGCGTGCCGTCATTAATTTCGACAACGCGTACACCGTGATGATAATCAGACATCTGATGCACTCCGTGTTGAGGGTGCGCTCAGATTGTCAGGTCAGGTGAGGGAAATCATGCGGTTGCGGTTTGCTGAGGGATGAGTGGACATCGGCTTTTCACAGGTGGTTATGCGCGCTTTTTTCCGCCTCGGTCATCAGGTCAGGCTTGCCGCTTTTTGACGCCTTCGCAGGGAAGTATTTATAGAGGGTCGATAGCGCGACGTTATAGATGATGGCCAACTGCTGACGGGTATGTCCCTTTAACAGCAGCCGGCTAATCTGCTCAACTTCATCCGGCGTTAAAACCCTGGGTCTTCCGCCCATTCGCCCTTTCGCTCTGGCTGCAGCCAGTCCGGCCAGAGTTCGTTCGACAATTAACTCACGCTCCATTTCAGCGAGCGCGGACATAACGTGAAAGAAGAAGCGCCCCATTGCGCTGCTGGTATCAATACTGTCTGTTAGCGAACGGAAATGCGCGCCGCGCTCGTGCAGTTCTGAAATCAGCGCTATCAGGTTTTTTACGCTGCGCCCAAGCCTGTCGAGTTTCCATACAACCAGCGTGTCGCCTTTTCTGATGCGTTTGAAGGCCTGTTTGAGTCCAGGACGGCTGGCCACTTTTCCGCTGATACGATCTTCAAAAATATGGTCACAGTTTGCGCTTAGCAGCGCGTTTCGCTGTAAGTCGCAGTTCTGGTCAATTGTTGATACGCGAATATAACCAATTACGGCCATAAATTTTTCTCTTTAGCTTCCCGAGGACGGATTTTGGCGGATTTTGCCATGCGAGGCGGCTTTATCAAAAACCTTGGTTTAGGAGAAGGCTCGGCGCTACCGGTCGGCGTACCGGTTCCCTGGCCATCAGCGACGCCTCCGAACGGGTGGCTAAAATGCAATGGCGCTGCGTTTAATGCTGCGACTTATCCCGCTTTGGCAAAAGCGTATCCTTCACTGAAGCTTCCCGATCTGCGCGGCGAGTTTATACGTGGCTGGGATGATGGGCGTGGAGTTGATAGTGGAAGAAATCTTTCCTCTTTTCAGGCTGACGAGCTAAGATCGCATAACCATCGTTTTGTTAATGAATATGGTACTCCTTCAGAAAATATCATTGCTTATTCCGATCAAAATAGCGAAAGCGTAGATGTTACTAATATGACGGGTAACAGGTGCCATACATATATTTTTATGGAAAAGACAGGGGGGATTGAAACTCGCCCACGAAATATAGCCTTTAATTTTATTGTGAGAGCCATTTAATGACAAAAATTAATCTGGACAAAAATGGACTGGCAAACGAGGCCGGTATGATAACCGTTTATAACTATCATCCGCAAAGTGGTGAGTATCTCGGTACGACTGAAGAGTATTTGCAGCAAGGCGTTGGCGTTCCGGCAAATACCACTATCGTTGCACCACCAACTGCTAAGGCAGGCAGTGCTACTGTTTTTCGTGGAGACCATTGGCAAGTCATTGCTGACCATCGTGGTGAAATGGTATATGCCGTTGCAAATGGCGAAGCGACAGAGATTACTGAGCCAGGCGATTATCCGGCTGGGATAACAACACTCAAACCTTCTACTATATTTGATGAGTGGAATGGTAAAGAGTGGGTTACAAATATTGAAGCGCTGCATGCAGCGCAAGTTGAGTCAGCAGAGCTTAAAAGATCATCGTTGCTGGCCGAAGCGCAGGCAAGGATCAGTCTATGGCAGACTGAATTACAGCTGGATGTAATCGAAAATGAAGATAAAACCCGACTTATAAGCTGGTTATCTTACATTAAAGCGTTGCAGAAAACCGATATTAGCGCTGCGCCAGTAGTTGAATGGCCCGTTCTACCCGCCTGACCTTTAAACGGCTTAGTTAAACCTTTTTCTATAAAGAAATTGTAATAATAACCGCCCCTAAAAATTCATCATTTGGGGCGGTTGAACCTTTTATTATGACGAAGGTTTGACTGGCCAGTATATATCAGGAGCCTTTTTTGTATCAATACGGCTAAGAATTACTCTATATTTCTTCCATTCAGCAAGGCGCATAATTTCTTCATCAGTTGCAATGTTGATATCGACGGCATCTTGTAATGGCACGATGTTTTTTTTTGCTTCTTCCATTAATATATTGAGCGTCATACTAGCCATTACGGCAGCATTTTCAGGCGTGATAGCAGGCACAGCGAATTGACCGTTGCTATAATGATAATCAATTTCAGGCGGTGCAGGTAAAGATGTGATATCAATCCACTCCAGAGAGGGATGATAAATCACAGAAGGCTCAACGCTGAGTGAAACAATCTCAACAACGCGCTGCTCCTCAATTCGAGCATAAGTTTTCATTAGCTAAATTCCTCAATATACATAATGCCGTGCGCACCAAAAGAGCCGATATAGGGTTCGGTGCGAGTATTGCCACCGCCACCAGCGCCAAATCTTAGTGCGCGCCCTGATGTTGAGCCTTCACCGCTGCGTGCGCCGCCTCCCCAGTAACTCGCTCCGCCATCGCCAGAACCACCGAAGTAAGGGTTGCCTGAATCGCTGACAATGCCGGGCGCATCGCTGCCATCACCACCACGCATATTTAAATCACCGCCGACAGCGCTACCGCCGCTTCCGCCCGCATCGCCACTCGCCGAACTACCATTTCCTGCCGTTAACTGACCATTAAAGGAACTGCTTGATGAGTTCAGCGTGTCATCTGCACCTTGGCCAACAACGCCTGCATAAGTTTTATTCTCATCAACTGCCACCCAGGCAATGACGGTGCCGCCAGCCCCGCCGCCTGCACCGCGTGAATGGAATCCAGAGCCCCATCCAAGAAAGCCATAACCGCGCCCACCTCCGCCAGTCAGGATTATTTTGATTCGTTTCGTGCCGGGTGTGGGTTTATAGCTGACAGCCCCTGGAGTAGTGAAAATCTGACGGTTGAGAAATCGCCCGGAAAAGTTTTCGCTAATACCAAGGTTTTGTAGAACATCCGCCACCTTCCCCGCACTCTTAATTTCCGCCAGCGCATTCGCAATCTGCAAATACTGCTTATGCGGATTCGCCGCCGCAACGTGGTCAGCCAGCCCCTTATCGGCGTACTGTTTCGCCTCAATTACCCCGTCATCCACATACTGACGCGTCGCCAGCACCACAGACGGATCGATCTTCAGCGTCACGGCCGAGGCGCTGTTGACGATGATAATCATGCGAACGGTCTGCGTGCGGCCGCTGCCCTCCTGCAGCTGCGGCTTATAGGTTTCCGCGCAGTTGGCGACGGCAATCATTACGCCATCGGCGTCGAACAGGCCGATCTCGCGGATCCAGAAGCCGCCTTCGTTCTCGGGAATAATCTGCTCGGCGATAATCTGGCTGCTGTTGGCCGCATCGATGCTTAACGAGTTAAGCGCCGCGCGGCGTTTTTCGCCGATAAGCTTTGTCTGCGAGGCATCCGGCGTCGGCAGCACGCCGCCGCCGTCGCCTACCGCCATTTCCGTGATCTGCAGCTTAGTGCCGAGCGCCGTAGCGTTCGCCAGCTTTGCCGCGCCCTGATTAGTCAGCAGGGCATAATATTTCGTTGTCATGTGCGCACTTCCGTCAGGTCAATTAAATGTATCGCTGTGCCGGTATAGCCCGGCCCGCTCACGGTGATGATTTCAGGGGTATAGGGATAAACCGTCAGCTCGTCGCCGCTGTAGCTGGCAGCAGCCACCGGCAGCGTTCCGCTGGAGTCGAGATTGACTGAGAGGCCAGTCAGATGCCGACTACACGGCTTCGCATCGGCGATCAGCCGCTCCAGCTCGTTGTACATCGCCTCGGTAATGCCGGTATCGAGCACGCCGACATCGAGGCGAAAGGTGCCGGGCGCTTCGCCGGTTTTCCACCACTCGGTAATGCGGATCAGATAGCCGAGCGGCTCGACGATGCGTCGAAGCGAACCGATGGTGCCTTTATGCCGGTGCACATACTCCGAGGCGGCAACAACGCTGCGTTTCGTCGCCTCATTCCAGCCGGAATCCCAGCGGTCAACCGACCAGGCCCAGGCGAGATAAGGCAGCAGCGCGACCGGACAGGTCTGCGCGTTCCACAGCTGGCGCAGCGGCACCGGCATCTTTTCGATATCCGCACACGCCTCGGCGGCGGCGACCTCAAGCGGCGAGGAGCCGGTCGGCAGCAGCCGATCACTCATCGGAGCCTCCCACCGCGATGCTGTAGCCGCTGCAGTACGCGGCCTGAGTTTTATCCAGCACCACATCTTCGGTCGGCTGCGCCAGCTCAACGCGCTGCACGCCTTCTACATGCAGCGCGGCATAGAGCGCAGACTGGCGAATATCGCGTCCCAGGCGCGACTGCGCGTTGATAAAGGCGATCAGCTTCGCCTCGGCGGCGGCGCGGACAGGCTCCGCTTCCGGGCCAGGATAGAGATAGAGCGTCGCGTCGACGCGGTAATCGACAATGGTGGCCGCCTGCACCCTGACGCGATCGGCGACCGGGCGCACATCTTCATCGTTCAGCGCGTTCGCTACGATCGTCAGCAGATCGGCAGGTGCCGTACCGTCGCCCTCGCGGCTCAGGACGGTAATCACGACCTCCGCCGGCGCCGGGCTGGTGGCGGAAACGTCCGCCACGCGCCCGTCGGCGCTTTTGGCATGATACTCATAGGCGCCGCTCGGCCCCGCCACGCTCAGCCCTTCGAAGGCGGCGGCGATGCGCATGCGGAAGTTATCGTCGCTCTCCATCACCGCCGCGGTCGGCGGAATGGTGCTGTTATCCGCAGCCCTCAGCGTCAGTCGGGTCACGCCGTTGTTGGCGCCCAGCTGGTCGAGATCGCTGCCGGTCGCCCACGCCACCATATTGGCTTTCGCCGCCTCGTTGATGCGCTGACGCAGAATCAGCTCGCGATAGGCGTTCTCCTGCAACAGCTTAACCAGCGGCTCCGACTCCAGCGCCAGCGTGCGGGTTATCGCCTGCTGCTGCTCGGCCGGGTAAAGAGAAATCAGCGTCGCCTTGCGCTCGGCCAGCAAGGTTTCATAATCCAGCGTCTCCACCACGTCGGGCGCAGGCAGCTGGCTCAGGTCAATGGTTGCCATAGGTTCAGCTCACGGGAATAGTCAGGGAAAATTCTTGCGTCGTATCGCTGCGGCTGCCGGTAAGCTCTACCGTCATGCCGCCGTCACAGGACGCTTCATAGCTGATAGCGCTCAGCTGGATGCGCGGTTCCCACTGCAAAATCGCCATATAACAGGCAGACATAATTTGCAGACGTAGCGCCGGGTTTTGCGGCTGGTCAATCAGCGCCGAAAGCAGCGAGCCATAGCGACGACGCATCACGCGGGAGCCGAGCGGCGTGGTCAAAATATCGCGCACCGACTGCCGGATATGCTCAAGGTCTGCCAGCGCCGCCCCGCTGTCGCGGCTCATACCGCTATATTTTTCACTCATTACTGAGGCCCTCCCGACAGATCGCCGCCCGACTTCACGCCGCCATGCTGATGGGCATCGACCACGATGCCGTTAGAGCTAAGGCTGCCGCCGCTGTGCGTAACAGTGCCCTGCAACGTCCCGCCGCTGGTGACCTCCAGCGTGGCGGTTTTCAGCTTTGTCGTGCACTCCACCAGCGGCGCATCAAACACGATGCTGGTCGCCGCCTGAATTCTGGCGCTCTGAATGCCGCTCGCCTTCAGCGCGCCGTTCTGCGGTTCGTACTCGATAGCCGCGCCGTCGGGAAACGACCAGTGCAGCGCGTCAGCCGAGGCGGAAGGCGCGGGATGGCTGTCAGAAAAGATGCCCGGCAGAATAAAGCCGGTGTTCAGCTCGCCGCCCAGACTCAGTACCAGCACCTGTTCGCCGACTGACGGCGCGCTCCAGGCGCGCGATCGTCCGGCGCGGGCACTGAGCCACGGCAGCCAGCCGGTTTCGTTGTCGCCGCTGCGTACGCGACAGCGCCCGCTCTGAGGATCAACCGCCGAGACGGTGCCGATACGGATAAGATTGCGCAGCAGGCGCAGGATTTCGCTGATATGTTCGTTCATGTCGCTAGTGTTACCTCTGGTGCATGCGGCCAGCAACGCGACGCCGACCGCTGAGAGATGACAGAGCAGCTTTAGCGCTGCCACTCGCTGACCAGCTCGCCATGCACCCAGAGCTGCAGCGGCGCATAGTCGTTAGCCGGCGGCGTCGGTTCGCCAGGAAAGGTGACCTGCAGCGCGTCATCCGTCTGCACTACCCGCGCCCGCTCGCTCAGCGTCAGCCCGATGTTGAGGGCGCCGGGCGCGTCGAGCGTGAAGGTAAAATCGCTGCGCCGCTTATCGGCATTGCCCATCATTTCCGGTTGGTTATCCCGCAGCCAGACGAGCAGCGGCACAATGACGGCCTCGACATCCTGCTGGTAGTCGGCAATCGTTAACGCAAGCTGATAGCGATACTCGAAAGAGAGCGACGGCGCGCTGGTCGATACCACCGTTCCGGCGGCAATCGCCATGCTCAGCCGCTCAGGGTTTTGCTGTAGCAGCGGCACGCTGCGGTTGAGCGCCGCGCGTAGCTGTTGAGGTTTCTGCATCCTGTTGCTCCTGACACTCTTTAATGATTTCAATCTGCAGCCCGCAAGAGACGAGCGCAGCCTCTAACTGACGGTTATCTGCCGCCAGATCGCCCTGCGTTTGCAGGTTGTTGCCCGGCAGCGGGCAGCTGTTCACGCGCGGACAGCCAGCCCAGATAATCGCGGGCGTTGTCGAAGGCGGGACGGCTGTGCAGCCGGATAAGATCATCAGGCAGAGCGGCAGCAGACCACTCGCGTAACGCTTGACTGGCATCGGTTTCTCTCGCTATGTGCACTTCGCGGCTGAGGGCGATGCGGCTGGCGCGATCCTGCTGCAGGCGCAGCGCCGCTTCGCGTTTACTGTTCGCCTGCGCCTGGGTCGTCAGGCGGGCGATAATCTGGTCGCGGCTGATGAGATCGGCGGAGAGCGCGGCGTTTACGCGCCTTGCCTCACGCAGCTGGTCACCAACCTTTGCGCCGCGCCAGCTGGCGAAGGCGAACAGCAGCAGCAGTAGCGCCAGCAGCGCGGCGCAAAGGCGCATCATGCAGCGCCTCGCAGACACCAGGCGCGCTCCCGCATGCGCCGCTCCGCCAGTCCGGCGCACTTCACGCCGTTAACGTAGATCCAGCGCGGCAGCTGATCGCAGGCCGCGCGCCAGCGCTGCTGGTTGAGGTAGCTCGCCAGCGTCGAACGGCAGGCGGCGCCAGCGCCGACGTTAAAGGCGAAGCTCGCCAGCGCATCCCAGACCGGCTGCGGCATGTTCACCGGCACGCAGAGGGAGAGCTGGCGTTCGACCCGTATCAGGTCATCCACCAGGTTAACCGCGGCCTGGCGCTCGCTGACTACGCTCTGCGGCGTGACGCCGGCGGTATGGCCGATACCGTTGGTCCAGACGCCAGCGCTGCACTGGTAGGGCGAGGTGCGGCAGCCTTCTGCATCCGCCAGCAGCTGTAGCCCGCCAGAGGAAATTTTCAGGGTAGAAAACTGCGGCAGCAGCGCGGCGATCGCCACCACGGCGACCACGGCGCAACGTTTAGCGGTCTGGCTCAAGAGTGCCTCCCTGCGCGCTGGCGCTGTAGCTCATAGGTTTTGCGGCGGTAGTGCCAGTTAATGAAAAAGGTCGCCACGTTAACGATCAGGGTGATCACCGCCACGCCGGAACCGACCAGAAAAGCGATATCCTGGATGGTGTGACGGCCCAGCCACATCAAAAACAGGCTGACCAGGTAGTTAATCAGCGAGCTGGTTTTCTCCATCGTTAGTCCCACAGATTCACGGTTTCGCCTGTAGCGGCCTCCGGCAGCTCCGGCAGCGTTACCGCATAGCCGTGTGGCAGAACGACGCCGCGATCGGCAAGGCCGGGATTGGCCGCGTAGACCTGCTCGACCGCCTGTTGTGTACGGCCGTAGTAGCGATAGCAGATCTCATCGACCGTATCGCCCTGGAGCGCATAGATGTTCATAGCGATAGCTCCCCGTCAGGCCCGCTGACGGGTACGCAAAAATGGTGCGTCACTGTGCTTTTCCCCGTTGAAGGTGGTGTTGGCAAACGCAGGCTCGAGCCTGCTCCGCCGTTGAATGCGTCATCCGGCAGAGCCAGTCTCTCCGCTGCGGGGCGCTGGCTCAACGCCAGCCCGCCTGCTGGAATATGGGTAAACAGGGAGATCGCAGCGCAAAAAAACGGCACCCACAGGGTGCCGTTATTGCTTCTGGTCAGCCGTCGCTGGACGGCGCAAGCATCAAGGGGAAAGGTTTGGGATCTGCTGCTTTTTATGAGTCAAACGATCGCATCTCATTGCCATACCTGCATTGTTATTTATTGGTGGATATAGCGGCAAACGAAACGGCAAATTCCTTGTTTTTTATCATCATATCGCCAGCTATCTCGGCGATTAAAGCGAGGGCCACTTCCCGGTCGCGCTCCCTGCAAACTCCTTCAGTGGTCAGACGTGCAATGAGCTCAACACGCTCAAGCATTACCTGTTCTTGTAAATCAGTATCCACTTTCCCTCCCCCAATTTATAACTGTATATCTATACAGTAGCACAGCATGCAATCTGATATAAAGAAAATTAAGTTCTGAATGCCGCCTGCTTAGGCTATTGATATAGCGACTTTTTTAGCGAGAGCGTCACTAAGTCAAATGGGTAAAAAAAGCAGAAAAAGTGCCTTAGGGCGGCGCATTTTGTCCGCATAACGCCCCCTTGCGGAGCGGTTTTGTCCGCTTTTGAGACGCCGGTTCGGCATAATGATTTAACCGCGCTAATACGCCTGGCCGACTTAGCGTCCGCGTACAGTTAATGACAGAACTCCAAGCTGACGCTTTCGGCTCCACGTTCTCAACCTCTGGCTGACGCTTCGGCACCAGCTTCCAGCTCACCAGTCGGGTCAGCAGCGGTTTTTCTTCGCCCGCTTCGGTGCTGTAAACGCCTTTAATGCGTGAGATCTCTTCGCCCCAGCTATTAGGTTGTTCGGTGTTTTGATACCAGACGCGCACCGCCAGCTCGTCGCGGCGCACAAACGGCCCTCCCTGCGCGTTAACGTAGGCGGCCCAGTCGCCGCTGTCCGCCGCCTCGCGCGCCTCGGCCAGATCCTCGCTCAGACTGCGCAGGCTCTCTCCCTCCGTCAGGCGACGCAGCTCGCGCCAGACGGTGACCGGTGCGCCGCCGACAAACTGAAACTGGCGTATATGCCAGCGTCCCGCCCAGGCGGAAACCGCTGCCGCGCAGTCGCGCAGGCTCTCGCCGCTCTCGTTATCTCGCTCGCCGTCCAGCGCATAGCCGTCGATATTTTTGGCGATATATTTGGCGATATAGCCGGTAGCGCTGCCCTTTTGCGGGTCGATCGCCGTCGTGTGGAAGCGAGCCATGCGCGCTTTTTCGCTGGTCAGCTCTTCGTGGTCTTGCTGGCAGGCGTATTCCGTCAGGATCTGGCGTACCTGCGCGGCCTGCTGGGGGCGCATAAACAGCAGCAGATGCCAGTGCGGCGTGCCGTCATGGTGTGGTTCAGCGACGCGGATGCCGAACAGGCGGATCTGCTCGCGATGCAGTCTGGCGCGCACCTTCTGCCAGAGCTGACAAAGGTAGCGCTGCGTTTCAGCCGGGCTGGCGCCGCGCCATTTCGGATTGTGCTGGCCGCTGCTGAGCGTAGCGTGATAGCGCGCCGGAGCGGTCAGGGTGCAGAACTCGCCGACGTAGCCCATCTCATTGCAGATATTTTCAAAGCCGCGGATACGGGTCATCAGCTCGCAGCGACGGATCGCAGGGTTGGCGACACTGCCGTCATGCTTGTCGATCAGGCTGATGCGGTTGCCCTCTTCGTCCTCCAGCTCCATGCCCTGTAAAAAATCGCGGGTACGGCGCTTCTGCTCGCGCCATTCAGCGATGGTCGTGCGGCTGGCGTAAGGCGAACTTTTTTTACTGACGTGCGCCAGCGCAATCTGCAGATGCTCGCGCCAGGCGGCGGCGATACGGCGCAGTCGCCCTTTCCACCAGGTCTCTCCCTGCATCCGCATAATGGCTGGCGTAACCTCCTCCGGCGCGAAGAGGCGCGTCGTGACTTTCTGCCACAGAGGCGGCGTCTGGCGGAATTCACGGGTGATGGTTGCGGCGGTGAGGTAAAGGCGATGGCTGTAGCGCCAGTCCGACTCCTCACCGTTCTGCGCATGCAGCTGCACCAGCTCGGCAAAGATAAAGCTGGCGATATCGCCCGCCAGCAAATCGACATCGGCGCGCGACATATCGGGCAGCCGGTTAAAACGTCGCATCAGTTCCCACAGCGCACCTGCCGCAGCGGCGGCGCCTTTTTCCTGTGCGGCGTGGCCGCTCAGCAAGGTGACGGTGCCACGACGCATCTCGCCCAGCTGATACTGCGCGCTGACCTGTTCAATACGCGGCAGCAGGCGATCGGCGAAGGTCGTCGTCAGATAGCTCGCGGCAGAGGCTGCGCTTCGTTCGCTCTCCAGCTGAGCGTGACGCAGCCTGATGGCACGCTGCACCAGCGCCGGCTGTTGCTCCAGCGCGATCCAGGCCTGCGATAGCGCAGCCATCTGGCGGCTGCGCTGTTGCATCTCGGCGTGAGTGGGATAAGGCGAGGCGATAGCCTTACGCGGCGCGTTCCAGGGCCAGCTGTAGTGCTGCATTATATGCCGCCCTGATAGTGCCGCCCGCGCAACTCGGCAATCTCCTGACAGGCGACGCAGCGGGAAACGCCGGTGACTGCACGTCGACGCGCTTCGGGAATGGCGCTGTCGCACTCTTCGCAGAAAAAGGCGCTTACGCCTTTGGGCCGTTGGGTAACGGCAGCGATATCCAGCGCCAGCTGCTCCGCCTGACGCTGCTGCTCTATATCCATGGTATCGACCATCAGTGCAGCTCCTGTGATTCTTCGCGGTAGCGCTGCGCTTCATGGCGGATCAGCTCGGCGGCCTCAATACCGCTTAGTCCCTGGCGGCTGATATGCGTCGCCATCGCGGCCAGACGACTGGCGACGGCCTGCGCGCGGCCTCTGCGTTCGTCGTAACGCGCAGCGGTTAACAGGGCGCTCAGCGCATCGGTTTCAAGGTCAGGGTTAGGGTGTCTCATCTCATCTCTCCTGAATTTGGGCAAAGCGAAGCCCGACGGGTTGACGTCATCAATGTGCGGTTAAGGTCAGTTATTCAGACAGATACTGGTCTGCGTCAGAAAAAGAGCGAGGCAACAGCCTGCCCCAGCGCACCATTTTGTTCATTGCGGCAATGATCAGCTCGCGCCGGGTCTCATCGAAGGATTCAAAGGGGTTGCCGACCTCCTGAAGCCGGAAGCTGCCGGGTCTTTCCCGGTTCGCCAGCGTCAGCACGCAGAACTTAAAATCATCGTTTTGCCGGTTGAAGGCGACCAGCGCCGGGTTACGGCTGTTGTTGCGCATCTGGCGCCAGCTTTTACGAAACTCGTCAAAGCTCATTGCTGCAACAGGTTCAGGCTGGCTATTCATCATAAGTGAGTCAGACCGGCTGAAAATTAACAGAAAAAGAATATCTCCCTTTCATTGCCCGGTAAGATCCTTTCAGCACGCTTTTTTTCGCCGCAGCGCGGCTGTATGCGGCGGCGAAAATCGCTGTTAACGCGCGGTATGCCTTAACAAAAAGCGCTGAAACAGGACGTTTTACGCCAGTCCGTAATAAAAGGAGGACAGCTATGGCATTTGTAATGTCAGGCCTCATAGGGCATCATCTCCAGTTAACGTAATGTCACTCATATGCGATAACATTCACAACGCAGTGATGCTAATTCAAATATGTTAGTAACACAAGAGGAAGCTCAAAAATGTTAGTCACTAATTTTAACGGGAGCGGCGGGGCTATCCTCGACAGACTGATTCAGGCCTATGGGTTTAAACAAAAATCACAGTACGCTGAGCATGTTGGCCTCTCCTCAAGCAACCTGGCAATGCGTTATAAAAGAGACGCTTTCCCCGCCGATCTGGTAGTGCAATGCCTGATTGACACAGATGCCGAGCTGAACTGGATCCTCTATGGTCAGGGCAACCCGCCCAGCGCAGTACAATCGCTGGCAGCGGAAAAGGGCAATGAAAATCGCCCGTTAAAAAGTCTGACGGACATTGAGCGGGTAAAATTAACAAATGGTGAACTCAAGCCTGTTGATTTTGTGACTCTGGAAAACAAACTTTTTCTGGATAAGGTGGCGGCCAACAGCGATCTGCTGGCGGTCATCGAAGGCGAGCAGCAGTACATCATTAACCGCAGCTATAAGACGGTCGTGGACGGGAAATGGCTGCTGGATATTGAAGGCATGGCCAGCCTGCGTAATCTCTCTCGTCTGCCCGGCGGTCGCGTCAGGATTAGCGGCGGTGATGCAGAGTTCGAATGCGCGCTGAATGAGATCTCCGCGACGGGAATTGTCGTGATGACGTTGATTTAAAAGCGGTGCGCTTTCCCAGTCGATAAGCGCAGCCCTTTACCGTACCGATCTCTGGCCCCGCGATCCACGTGATACCCCCTTTGCACCAGCGAGCATAATTCATAGCC